CGGAATGTCCTGGCGCAGGGTTCCCTGTCGTAGACCGCCGCGGCGCGTTCAACGGGCGTCATCCCCTGATACCCATCAGCACGGGAGGCTTGATTGTATTGACCATTGGGTGCGCTTGCCGGCGCGGCATAGAAGTTCTATCGATGACCAACCCCGCTTTTATTGCTTGATGGGCTAGGCTGAACGCGTCAGAGGCATGAGATGCCCAATCATGAACTGGCGTGTCGCGTATCGTGACGCCATCCATCTCTGATTTGCTATGGTAAGAATCAAGTGCATCGATGCCATCTTTGCACCCAGTGGCATGGAAATAACAACGGTTGAAATTGTCTAGGCCGGCGTTGATGCCATCCCAAACAGACATTTGACGCGGGACCGGCACCACATTGAAAAGACCACCTACCCGCAATGCTTCCTCCCAGAGACCGCCATTGACCATGGCGCCGTCGTGCGGGATGAAGTGGGCGCCGTAGCGGATCCCTTTGTTGGTGAGTCGCGCGGCCCAATCGGCGGGGGTCTTGCAATCATCCGAGCCGGTGAGGCACTCCAGATACTGGATGCGGTCCCCTATGACTTGCCAGATCCAAACCTTTTGATTTAGCGGGGCACCAAGGTCGAAAGAAGTGTAGCATGGGGATTCCTTGAACCACAGGACATTGTCGGAGACTCGTTTTTGACTTCGCGCCTCTTCAAGGGATTTGGAATAGATTGCACCAGGGCGCCCAACCGCAAAGGAGCATTCAAACTCTTGTTCGTAAATACGAGCAGGGGTCCCTTTACGGATATCCTCCAATTCTTTGGGATCCAGAATGCCGCTGTCTGAGGCTTTTAGAATAAGCGTAAACCACTCAGGATCCTTGAGCGCCTCTTCCCACAATTTCCAAAACCCGTTACGCCCCTTTGGTGTTCCAATAAACGTGGCGGACCCCTGATAGTCACTGAGCGCCGGCCTGACTACCGCGTACCATGCGGCGGGATCCAGATCCCCAAACTCATCTAGGATAACAAAATCAAAGAACAATCCGCGCATGCGGTCGTAGTTATCGCCAGAATAAAGACGCACCGAGGCGTTGTTTGCAAAGGTAACGGTTAACTCCGCTTCGTTGATTTTTGTGTCCGGGTAGGGTTCCACAAACCTTTTGAGCATTGCCCACGCAACATCTTTGGCCTGATCTCTGGTAGGGCAAATGTAAGCGTACCTCCGGGGAGGGGATACCCTAGTATCGTTTTGGGCGCGCAAAATTAAGTCTTGTAGGCATGCTACCGTTTTGCCGGCTCGACGATGGCAAACAAGGCAAGCCCAACGATGTTTTCGCTCAAGGTACGCCCGGAACTGCTTGCGGGGTCTAATTACGACCTCTGGTGGTTTAGGCGTCTCCACCGATATAGGTAATGGGTTGCAATTTAAGTGTGCCTTCCACCTCGATCTTCTCGCCGTACCTTTTGGGGGACCATTTAGCCAGAAGTTTGAGGCGGGTCTCTACTCGCAGTCGGGAACGGGCAACCCATTCGCTATCCAATTGCGGGTTTCCTGTTTTTTCATTGATCAGGGTATCCAAGGCGCTGAAGTCAGCAATTCGCAGGGCCTCCTCAGCAATGGCATCGTATCCTCGTTCTCTCGCGCGCGCGACACGTCCCGATAGTTCTGAATCATTTTCCATCCATTCGTATACTTTTTGACGAACTGGCATGTCTTCAGCTTCGCAAATAGTGGTCAAGGTAACTCCTTTGGAAATGCCATCTAGAATGCGTTCGATTACATCATTTGTTCGTTTGGATGGACGCCCCATTTTTTTGGGGTTAACAACGGCAATCTGCTTAGTATTTGACGATGGTCTTGCCATTTCTTTTTAAGAAAACTGTGCCGCGAAATGTGTCTTTAGGGAGTTTGGTGATTTTAGACATGGCATCTGAGAACTTGCGATGGTCTACGCGCCAGGCGTCTCCTTTACCTTGAGATCGGTTTAAACCGGGTTTACAACTCATATGTTATTCAGAAATTATAATAACTCGTTTTTTGGCGTCAAGAACAATGTTAGATACAGGTGAAAATGAATCGTTCCCCTGAGATTCCTACCTCAAGGTAACTCAAATGTCGATAGCGTGTACATATCTATAGGCTAGTGTATAGAAAACAAGGATTCATCGACATGACATGGAACTAGGGATTCCATATCGGGTATAATCTGGCACATTAACAGGCATATTGTACCATATCGGGTATAATGCGGTGATTAATCAGGTGTCTGCGATCATGAACATTTTACAGATGTCTACGATCTGCTACACAAATGCAAAGTATGTAGCGTGATCACTACAATGCTTCTTTGTAGCGTGCACAAATTGCTGACTTATTCTTATTGAATTTGATAAACTCCCTAAACTCCCTAAACTCCCTATAAATGTGTCATTTTGAAAAGCTCCCTCTGGCGAAGTGCAATTTCCTAGCGTTACATTTCCTATGCACTTGTCGGAATATGCAGAGGTTTTGGGTTCCTCTGGCGCGGGGCGAGTTCAAGGTTGTCATTGAAGTATTTCTCGGCCACCAGCCATTGATCGTCAGGGTTCTTTGGGTTCCGTGCGATCATGTCCCCTACCTTTGGCGATCCGTTCTTTAGGTCGGCCTCAGAGATGCTAACGCATTTCGGCAATGCCTCACCTTGGATATAAGGGCGCATCTCGCTTAGTCCCTTACGTTTGTATTGTTTCCAGCTCATTTTTCTAATTGTTTGTGTCAGGGTTCATATTCTTATTGAATGCGGTGTTGATGTTTTTATTGGTTGTGTAGCTTTTCACTGGTTAGTTGATTAATTTGTTCACGATACCTGTCGGCGAGTCTGTGAGCTGTAAATGCGGTCAGCTTCGGAGTCTGAAATGGCGCCTTCTCTAGCTCAAAAAGGACTTTTTTAAGAAGCTCACTGAGCCTTGCGACCTCGTTGGTTTTCTCGGTGAGTTCGCGCTCTAGCTGGCGGGAGGTCTCTACTGGCACCACAAAGGCTTTTAAGCCCATTGCCTCGCAAGCCTCATCCGTTTTAGGCGTTTGTGTGGTGTCGGGGTTCATTTGATTTTTAAGGTATCGCGGTACTGCTGTTGGACAGATCGGGGCCACTCTCGGAAAGGGATATCATCCGGGTCACCAAACTGTTCTACCGCCCAACGCCTCGCGGCTAATTCGTCAACGGCATCTTCCTGAGCCTTAAAGGAACCCAGCGGTCGCTTTTGCGCCGTGGCAAGAACATCATGCCACCGATGGTCTGAAAGGTACGTCAGGGAACTTGGGGCATATTTCCATCCATCCGCTTTCCACTCGGAGGCGTTGTACTGATTTTTGATTATCTCCAGCAATTCGGAAAACGGAGGCCGGTGATGAGTTGTGGCTATCCATTGGCGTTGGCATTCGATCTTGGACCGTTTTTTGGGGTGGAGGTTCCAGAATTCCTCAAACTCGGCAAGGGTATCGGCAATCGGTGCCGTCGACTCCGCCGGTTCCAATAAGATTTCAGACTTAAATTGCTCAACACTCAGCGCCTCTGGCGCGGATCCCCCAGCGGGGGTAGGGGGTATTAGGTTATTGGGTTTATGGGTTAATGGGTTAATGGGTAGCTTTGGGTTGGGTTCTTTTTTGAAACCCGCTGGGTTAGGGTTGGGTTTCCGACCACCCTTTTTCCCGTGTTCTCTTGCCCTCTCTGAGGCATCCTTCATCTCTTTCAGATCAGACTCAACGCGCGGAGAAACCCAACCCTTTTCGGTTTGCACAAAAAACTCATTTAGGATTGCCATGGTCAACTCTTCTGGAGCGCGTAAGCGCCGGCAAAGGGTCTTTACGTCCGAGATGGGCGCCTCGGTATCGTAGGCGTGATCGATCAAACGCCGGTACACTGCATCCTCCTCCAGGTTAAGATGCATGGTGGCGTGAGCGTAATCTTTGATATTAAACTTGTAATAGTGCATCAGATTTCAAAAATAACCGAAGTTGTGGGGGTTTCAAAAACCTCAACGGCATATAGATATTCAACTAAATGAGGACGAACTTCCTTAGCAATCCACCATGCAAGATTTTCCGCCGTGGATTCCATTCCAAGAATCGGGTTTATAAACTGATGGTCTAGTCGTTCAATAACTGGTTTTACTGCTTTCGCAATATCACCATAATCCACAACCCAATCCCTTGCTGGGTCTAATGCACCCTTGCAATGTATACGCACCTTGTATGAATGCCCATGCAAACGCGCACATTGATGACCTTCTGGAACTTTTGTTAACAGATGGGCCGATTCAAAAGTAAAATCCTTCCAAAGTTTAAATTTTGAATATTGACGTAATTTCATAAAGATAATTTGGGCTGGTTGTTAGTTGCATTAAGATAATCTTCTAATTCTTGAGTTCTTTTGGGATCACGAAACCATCCAGTGCCATCACAAGATTCGGCTCCATTTTCTTCGGCTTGCTCTAAAAGGCGTTGAGAATTAACTCTTCCAACATGAACTCTAGGAAAGTTCGCAGTCCACATTGAAAGATGTCTCCATTTCCAAGAAGTGCTGCCGCCAATAAAAACAACATCTGCATCACTAGGAACGTCATCTGGATTCATGCCGTCTTGGGCGGCAAATGCTAAAGGAACACCAAAAGCTTTGATTGCTGGTGCATGCTTTTCCCAAAGCGTAATAGTTTTTTCTTTGTTTCCAACAGAGTCAGGAACAACAACCCACATAGGATTCCATGCAGAAAAAGCATCAAGAAATGAATAAAATGGTTCTTCTGACCATGTACGACCAGATGTGTAAGCACCGAAAACACCGTTATCTAATGCCCATGGAATTCCGATCTTAGGTTCTCGCAAAGAATCACAATTTTGAAGATGCGCTAATCGTTTTGGAAACATTCCAAAAAGTCGCCCAGCTTCAAATCCTGTGTTGTTTGAAGGCATGATTAACATCAATAAACCCTTTCTATTTCTTCACAAAAATCCTCTGCTTCAATTAAGTCAGTCTGTTTGACAATATGTAGAAAATCCTCAGCCCGAAGGATGACCACCCACTCCTCGTTGTTTCTCTTATGAAACACTGTAGCGATCTTCTCTTTGGCGTCGCGAATGGATTGTTTAAGCCAAATATACAGGTTGCCGGCCTCCACTCGTTTGCACTCAATGTGCAGGAAATCCAATGGAAGGCAGACGATATCCGCCCCGGTTAATCCATGCTTGCCTTGAGAAAACTGGACACCTCTCTTAGCGGGGAATCCTTGATCATTTAAAAATAGGGCAAGCTCCCGCTCACCTCTGGCACCTTTTGCGCGACTATTCATGCCTCCATCTCCTTGGCCTGAGCCTCGCGAATTTCCAAAATCTGATTCTTTAATAACAATGCCATTTCAGAATCTTTCCCATGGTGACGTTTATTTACCTGATAAGCATGGTAGAGGATTCCAACAGAGATCTCATATGCGTGTAAACGCCCCTCGGCTTCCCCTTCTTTGTAACCATCCAAATAACCATGGGTAAAACCGTACTCGCATCGATCTTTTGCGGTTGGAATAAATTCCTCTGGGGGCGCTCCAAGATGACGAATTCCCAAGGTCTCCCAAAACGCTTTCCAACGCGCGTGAATGAATTCTTTATTCATGCTCGTTTCCCTCATAGATGTCCATATGTCTGATAAAACACTCCCACCGAGGTTGTGAGCGCCGGCGTTCCCAAATCAACGGCATCAGACTTAGGTTAAAATCGCGGAGTTTCTCTATCAACTCAGGTGTATCACCCCAACTAAGTATCAATTTTTTCAGTTGTTCGTTAGGAATGCCGGCCTTTCTAGCAAGTTCGATACATTCAATTTTAAGATCTTGTAATAAGGTCATATCGGTTATTTGTTTGAACTACGGATGGCAAATTTTGCGATGGGTCGCCCGTGGCATTCGGACCTCGTGGATTTCTGATAGCCGGTTAACTCCCATTCCCTTGAACGAAAGATGGCCCCCATAACCCTCGGATCCACCGACGGGGGAGGGGGGCACTGCTGACGTACATCA